TTGGGTCATGGCTTAGGACGGCTGGGTTTGCAGCGAACGGCCGGAGCCGGTAACCAATAACTGGCCGGAGCCGGTGCGGAGGAGGCGGGAGACTAGGGGAATGGCTATGGTGGCGGTGCGGGCTAACCTCACCATGCTCCAGCTCAGCGCCCTAGGCTCGCTACCGGGGAGTGGCTCGGGCGCCCTTGTTGCCTTAAATGCCATGCCATCAACTACAAGCGAATGGTTGTAATCAAGATGGCCAAATTCTGCGGTTCTGATCTTCAGCAGCCATGGAACAATTTCCACTCCATCATCAAAGACCAGCTCTTTGTTTTCCTCCAAAAAACCACGGCCAGAAACGGCGCCAGCAATTACGCTGACGCCGCCCATGAAATCCAGGGCCGCCCGATCTGCATGAGCCGATAGGCGGGCCCAGCTCATCAGAAGGCGCCGTTAAGGCGGACGTGGGCCAGGGTGTCGCCAGAGGCATACGCGGTGGTCTGGGCTGACGTGGCCGGCACAAACACGCCGATCAGAGTGTTACCACTGGCGCTGGCTGTTACGTTTTTGTTGGTGTCGTTCCAATACGCCTTTGCGCCAAGGTTGGCGGCGGCGCCAGTGGCCTTGGGTAGCTGCCATACGCCCACAAGACTGAATTGCCCGACCTCGCCGTTAGCCAAGGCCGCCAGCGAAACACCAAAAACAGCGCCAATCAAAGCACCAGCGCCTGACGCAACCACGTAAGGAGCGGGAAACGGAAGCGTCTTACCTTCTTGAATTTCGTTTTTAGCCATTGAATTACCTCAGGAATGGGATGGGCTGAAAGTTGTCAAAAGAAAGCATTGATCAATCAACGCCAGAAGAGCGATAGATAAAGCGATAGTCGCTAAGCGTGCAACCCCAATACATGCGAAACAGAAATTCCAAGCAGTCGGGATTCCGCTTCGTTTCAGTGGTCAGGGTTGGGCCGCTTTCACCTTGAAGATACCCTTGAACAATTCCCTTAGAGGCTGTTTTTGCTGCCATAACGTACCACTGAAGTGCGCTAGCGCTATCAAGCCGAGCAGAATAAATGTCTTCAATAGCACCTGAATAAGAAGAAGTTGCAGGCCCGGCATTGCCTGTAAGCTGTTGAGGCATGTAATTGTTTGGCCTCAGAAATTGCTGCATAGGCCCGCGCAAAGCAGCAGGAGCCAGTGTCAACGCTGGGTCTAGCTCCAGCGGGTTACCAGCTGGATCGGTTTGCGTAGACAATTTCAGAACAGCATTGTTCCATCCGGTGTTGCCAATGGTTCCGGTTCCAGTGTTGTTATGACTGGCATGGAACAATGGCAGGCCATCAATGCCAACGTTTGCGTTGCCAGTAATAAGGCCGTAAATACCTTTAGCTTGAACACGTCGACCGCCTCGGCCAAACATATCAGGGACTTCGGCTAGTCCGCTAAGGTCGTCATTGATAAATACCTCTTCAGCAACACGCAGGCCCCGCGTATATTTGCTCAACTGCCAGGTCACTTTCCCATCTTGAAGAGTGGCGAATTGATATTCACCTCCTTCTATTCGGGCATCCGCTTTGGTCTTGTCGGTTGGTTCGCCATTTACCACCCTGATAGGCTCAAGATTGCCAGCGATAAACACCTGATTAGCAGGCTTTAAGTCGGGCAAATCTTGACGAGTTGAGAAAAGCTCCCATCTATGGTTTTCCTCGGCCCACCCGTCCATCATTGTCTTGTTGGCAACATTCGCCAGCAAGTTTGTAAAATCGTCGCTGGTATGCAATGCCAACGCAATTAGCTGGTGAGCGGATCGGCCAATTGTGTTATGCCCTCGGCTTTCAGCAAAAACGCGGGTGATCTCCATCATCCGCATTCCGGCATAAGGCCGGGCCGCGTCGCTCATGGCCTGCTCAGGCCTGATCTTGGCCCAGATCGCATCCTGTAATCCGGTCATCAGCGTATCCCCCGCGTCGCGGGTTATCTGGATGCGGGCAGGGTGGCCCGCCTTGCTGGCGACGGTTTCAAGCGGGCCGGCGTGGGCCTTCACGATTTCGAGGGCAACATCAACAAACGGCTTGCCGCTGTCAACCATGGCTTGCACCGCGTTAGGAGCGATATTGGCCTCGGCTGCGCAACGGCGGATTTCAATTTCGCGCTGTGCATTGGCAAGGGCCACGGAATCCGCAGCAGCGGTTGAGGCAACGGGGCTTACGGAGGCCTGCACTACTGCAGCGGCAGCAGGGGCAGCTTCGGTAGAAGCGACTACGGGAGGCGCTTCGGTGACGGCGGCCGGTGCGCTCCCGGCCTGATCTTGCGTGGGCATGTGTTCAGCTCGGGAGTGTTCAGGGTGATCTCCTGATTCTATTCTAACCATTGACGCCAGGGCCTTAGACACCCACCCTGGAGGGTTAGGGAATCGCCCCGCAGGCAGAGCCGGGACGCTGGCACGCACGTCTACCGGGTCGATCACTGCATCAATCAGGCCAGCTGCCAAGGCCGCTTCGGCGGTGAACCAGGTGCCACCCCCCTGCGCCGCGCCCATCCATTCCACAATCTGTTCGACCGATTGGCCTGATGCCTTGGCATAGGTGGTGGAATAAACCTGGGAGTGAACGCGCAGCATGGCCGCCGCGGCATCCATTGAATCGGCGTCTCCAACCGATCCGCCCCAGCAGTTATGGATCATCAGCAGGGCGTTGCTTGGCATTAAGCGGCGATCACCCTTGGCCTTGCTGATGGCCATTGGGACAATCGAGCCGGCAGATGCCACCAAGCCATCCACCACATAATCCTTTCTGCCCTTGTAAGCCGCCAACACGTTATGGATTGCGATCCCCTCGGCAGCTGCGCCGCCAGGTGAAAACAGGTGAATCTCAACATCACGCCCCCCTGCAGCGTCCAGCGCTCGGGCCACGTCGTCAACCAACACGTCAACCCCGACTTCGCCATAGAGCCGCAACACTGGGGCAGTGGCGGCGGCTTTAACGGTTACTCCTGGGGCCATTGATGCTCAGATGCTGAGGGTAGTTTAAGCGGTCAGCGCCATCAATCCGGCGGGTCGCTGCCGTCCTCGTCTGCGCCAGGGTCAGGCGCTGAGTTAGTGAATGCAGATCCTGCCGGACGAGCCTGGGTTACGCCAGCATTGGAAACCAGCGCGGCATCTGTACTCAGGATCAGACTGGCGTCCCTGGCTCTTTGCATATCTCTGCTCAGCTCTTCAATTACTTCCTCTGGTACATAGCCAAATGATAGCTGTACTTCTGACAAGCTCATAAACCCAGCCCTTACCGCCAAAATCAGCGCTGGAATTTCCTTCGTTGGGTCGATCATCTCCCGACGCGGCGGAGTATGAGCCCAGCTCATTGGCCCTTTCAGTAGGCCAACCATCCGGGCCAATTCGTCATGCCACTCACACACCGGCGCCAGCATTCCGGGGATGGAAACTTTCCCTCGCAAGTAAGCAATCCGCCTACTAAACTCAAGCCATCCGCCCCTAAAGCTCGAATAATTAACGTTTGATAAATCACCCGTCATTGATTCGTAAGTAATCTCGTAAGCTGCTGCTACGGCGTGAGCGTACTCACGATGGGTGCTAACAAAATCACCGGAACTTGGCGGGGTGAATGCCTGAAAGTTTCTGCCTGGGGGCATGTGCTCAACTGCGCCAGGCTCGATCGTGTCAAACTCCAGCCCATCTTTTTCGGGATCCGTGGCCGCCTGCGTATCTGAGTCGTAAGTAACGCCAAAAAAGCAAGCTGAAATTTTATCTTTCATCTGCTGGGCCGCCCTGATGTCGCCCATATCCCGCAGGGTCAAAATCGCTGCCGTGCCAAACGGGAGCCCCATTCTCTGGCCCGCTCGCCTGCAGTCAAAATGCAAACTAATTTCTTCTTTCGGTACAAAGGTACTTTGTACCCTGACGCCAATACCTAGCGACGTTTCGCCAGGGTGGCTGTCTCTAATCCAGTAACCCATCAAACGGCCTGCGCTATCAAACTGCTGGCCAAATAATATGTCTTGAGAATTGTCTTTATTAAAATCTAACCAGTCAGGCTCAAGCATCTGCACCTGCAAAGGCACTATTCCATGGCGCTCAAATAGTTCAGGATATATCCGCTTCCGCACCAGTACGGCGCCGCGAACCGCTGTAGTTCTGGCCCCAACGGATTGATTGCCGTACCAATCATGAGTGCCGTAAAAATCACTATGTCGTGATTCTGCCCAGGTTTTCCAGCTTGATTTATATTTGCTAGTTGCGCCTGTAGGGGTACTCATAATCCCATCGCCAATCCAATTATTTATAATCACGCCAATCGCTCTGGAGGCGTAGGCATCGTTATCGGCAAGATCCTGGTGCCGCTTGACTAGCCAGTAGTACGCCTGTCGTAGATCACTGTTTGGTCCGCTGTTGTTTGTCCGCCAGCCAGAGGTTCGCCGGGTGTCCTCTGCGGCCTCAAACCGGGCCATGGTGCGGCGGGCAAATTCCCGGTCATCCCGGAGCCGCTTGCCTTTTGCCTTGCTCTTACCCTTGCCCATCAGGTTGGCCGAGACATGCTGAAGTAGGTGCGTCGGGTTCGACGCATGGCGGTCGGCTCCGCCTCTGCGGCCATGGATTGTTCGATCCGGCGCATTTCGTCCAGGCTGCGATAGATGATCTCCCGGCCGTCGCTGAATCGAGCTTTTAGGACGCCCTGATTGATCTTGCTGCGTAGCTCAGCAAGGTCCGCAGCAACATCCTCAGAGGTATAGGCCATGGCCCCATCTTACCTCTTTAGCCAGCCTTTGCGCTTGGCCGGTCTGCCTGTGCTGGAGCCCTTCAGCCAGCCCGACCGCTGGGGGTCTCGGGCTGGGGAAGACGGCGCTGCACCTCCCGTCCCCGGCGCCTGGGTGCCCAGGGTGCGGGCGAGTTGGGCCCACATGGTGCCTGGGGTGTAGCGACGGGTTACCAGCAGCAGTGCCACATAAGCCATTCGCGTGCAGTCGCCGCCTTCGTCTTGGGAGCCTGGGGGCAGGATCCAATGGTATTCAGTGCGTGCCCGGTTCTTCGGGACATACACCCAAGGGAACAGCTCCCGAAGAAACTGATCTGTGGAAGCCTGCCCAAAATGCAGGTATCGAGGCCCTGGTTGCTCAACCCGCAACATGGTCCTGAGGTGATCAACGCTGGCGCCGTAGCCAATGATGTAAACCTTGGGCCCGCGTTTTGTCATCATCTGATTTTTTTTATTGACGGCAACCGCCTTGCCACGCTCAACAATTGGCAAGCCCTTGAAACCAGAGCCCTTTGTTGCAAACCATCGGCTTGATCTGGTTGCGCAGAAATCAGCAACAGCCTTGCTTGACCTGCCGCCGTGGTCAACACAGCCCAAAGTGACGCGCATCTCTCCCCCGTCCTGCCGGCGCCAACGTTTCTCGCTCATAACATCCAGCTGCTCCCATACCTCCGGCTGCTGGGGGTCCCCCTCAATTTCAAAATGAGCGATGTGCCAGCCCTCCTCACCAGACCCCCAACCCCAGAGGGTGTAGACCAGCCGCTCGCCCACGGTGCCGCCGCCGCCCTGCACGTCCACCCCATCGGTCAGCAGCAGCACCCCGGTCGGAATGTCCCATTCTTCGCCGTCCCATGGGTAGCCATTGCCAAAGCCTGCATTTTTGCGACGCTCGGCCAGGCCATCGCCGGTGAGTTTGCTGGTGATTTCATCGGCCCACGGCACTCCTAAGTCTGTGTTGTGAAACGTTTGCATGGGCGCCACGTTGCCCATTTTCATCTGCTCCAGCGCCACCCGATGCCGGGCCACCAGCTCGGGCCACATCGCAGCCCGGTGGTAGCTCATGCCAGGGCCCACCTGCTGTGATCGCCAGATCGGCACACCGTTGCGCAACACCTGCTTACTGCGATCCAAGCCCAGCGGGCAGGCCCAACCAGCCGCCTTGTCCATTGAATACAGGTTGCTGTAATCAATTGGGGTTTCGCAGTGCTCGCAGCGAATCCGCCCCTCATCAGGGCCCTCTTTTATGAAATTTTCCCAGCGCAGTTGTTGATAATGATTACAGTGCGGGCATGGATAATATCGATACTGTTGATCGCCTTTCTTAAAGGCTTGCTCCATGTAATCGTTAGGATATATTGGCGTGCCACCAATCGTAAAGAACGGGTCCCAAATGTTACCGGCCCGCTGAAACAAGTTTCCAATGGTGTCACCTTCGGGGCTGTCGTAGGTGGCCGGCTCTTCAAACAGGATTGGGCTTCGCTCGACCCGACGACCAGACCGGGGTGTTGCGGCGCTTACCAAGTGGATTAATGCACCATTGACAAGCTGCTTGAAATCGTAGCTATTCTTTAATGCCCCTTTTGTTTTTTTGTTATTTAATTGTCCTTTTAATCTTGGGATTCCATGATTGTCGTCAAACATTGAATCTATATCTTCGGTGCTGTATTTCTGTACTTCAGAGTCTGTAGGCTGTACCAGCATTATCTTAGATCGGCGCCAGTCCGAGAAAAACACGATCACTGCTTTCACGTACTCCGACCAGCCAACCCGCGACGGCTTCTGGCAAACCATGCACTCAACCTCTGGGTCAGTTGGCGCCAGAAACCAATCCTCTTGATATGGCCTAGTTCTCCACTTTTGCCGGCCATCAGTTGCGCTTGTAACATAATAATGAGTGTTGCTATATTCCAGCATCGTCATAAACGGTTTAGGCTTTACCATGGCGGCAAGCCGTTTGGCCATCTTTCGGATATTGCGATCAATCATTCCGGTAGCTCTTCAAACTCGTTGGAAGATACAGACTCGAAAATCTCGGATATAATCCTTTCAATTTCGCTTAGCTCTTGGTGAGTAAGGTGGGGGATCATCGCCTTAATTCGCTTATGGGCTGAGCTTGCTAGGGTGGTTAATTGGAGCAGAACGGCGTTATAGGCTATTTCCATATCTTCAATATAGGCTAGTTCTTTTGCTTTTTCCATTCGATCCATTCGAGCAATCAAGCGCTTCTCGCGCTCGTGCAACGCCCGCTCCTTGTTGAAGTCCGCTTCCTCTGTGTCTGGATCGTCGTCCAGTCCGTCGATTGGATCGGGAGCACCTGGCGACGTTTTCGCGTTTGCCTTAGGCGACGGACTGGGCCTTGCTGGCTGCTGAGCCCGCTTGGCCGTGGGCTGCTTGGCCTCGGATTGAAACGGTGCCACCCTGGCCAGGTACTCATCCAGCAAGATGTCAGCATCGAGCAGCAGGGGCTTGGCCCTGAGGATGCAGGGGCTGCCCAGGAGGGCGCCCTTGACGCACAACTTCTCTAAGTTCTGCCGACTGCATCCCCTTTCCGGGCCTGTCGCCGCTTCAATCAGCGCCGCGCCTTTGGTGCTGTTAACAGGGGTAGCCATTGCAACCAGCTTAGCAGCGGTTGCAATTGGGTTGCAACTCGGCAGCAGGCTAGTGGTTAATGGTTATACGCTATGGCAAAGGCAAGCTAATCAGCACTGGGAGCTTTAAGAGCATTCTGAATTTTCCTTAATCGAAGCTCACTAAAAAATGATTGGTTTTTATACCATTCCTCCATAGGCTTAGAACGTTTTGAAAAATTACACGACATACATGCTGGAACAATGTTTCCAATATCATGTGCTCCATTTTTGCTAATTGCAACAACGTGTTCGATTTGCATATCGCCATCTACTCCGCAATACGCGCAGCAGTTATTAAATTCATTGAATCGCTGGCGCAATGCGGACACAGAAACCTGAACAGGCGTTTGGCCTCGATCTTGAGCTTTGCGACGTTTTGATTTTTCCCTGTGGTAAAGGCGTAGATCTGGTTTTGTCTGGTATTCAAGCCACCAGCTCAACTGGGCCCATTGGCGATCATGACCAGCCTTGGCGCCTGGGTTTTCTTTCCAGTAATGGAGTTGTTCATTCATCACCAAACGGGCAACACTGGGGGATCGTCCAGCGGCTTTGATGGCTTTGTTTAATATGCTTTGAACTGATCCTGGGGCTGCATTAATACGTTCCTTGCCGCGGGTTGTTAGTCCTTGGTCTATCAGCTTTGCTCTATGTGCTTTTTTATATTCACGTCTGTATTGCCTCCAATGTTCTTGATTGACAGAATCTGTCGACCGCTGCCGGAGCCGTTCTCGCTCGCACTCAACACAGCCACCCGTCCTACATGACCTTCGCAGGCTTTGCCCAGAGCCGCGCCATTCGTGTCCACGCTTGCACAGGGTTCCAAGCCTGAGCTTGGTGGCGTCAAAACTGTAAGCTGATTGCATCGGCCTGTTGCTTCAGGTTGGTCACGGGTCGGGAGTCTCACCTCGCCGGCCCACATATATTCTAACGCCGATCTGCAACCTATGCGGCAAGCGTTATCAACAGATAAATCGCGGCTTCGTGGTTC